GAACCTTAATAGGCTTTATGTTAAGGGCTACAAGAGAGATTTTGAGTATATAAAGCCCTTGATATCAAAGCCTAAAAATGATATAATCGAATCAAAAAGAAGTATTATCCACTTAAGCAAAAAAGAAGATTTGTCAAATTATGAGTTGACGAAGATTGCTCCGGCACAAAATAAGCATGTAGTAGGTACAAATTCGTATAAAAACTTATCAGAGACAAAAGAATATCCTCCTTCATATTTGACAATCCCACAGCATAAAATATCTGAGCTTGTAACGGAATATGCAGGGAAAGGAATAAATATTTATGATAGGCACGGTAATTGGACTCACACTGAATTAATTGTCACAAATGATGAAAATATAGGGGTTGTAGTAAATAATCTTAATGGCAAAACACAAGAAATAAATGTCTTTAAGATTCATTATTCACAAAAAGGGGTTCACATAGTGCCTGATTACATAAGAAAGAAACAAAGGTACACGATATGATAGCAAAAGATTTTGAAAAATATATTGAAAAAAAGGTTTTGGTTATGCTCACTGACGGCAGAGGGATTGCAGGTGAGCTTGATTCCATTGCTCCTGATTACGATACGGAGTCTGGGAAAGATGAGCTCGAATTGTTTATCGAAGGAGCATATATTGTAGTTCCTGTTGACGAAGTAGAAAGTATCAAAATGGTATAGAACATAACAAAAAAACTAAATACGTTAATTAGCATCGCAATGAAGCGGTGCTTTTTTATTGTCGTTTGTCCATCCGACGTAAAACAGGACAAGAACGGTAGTCCAAGCGTAAGCACTCGCAGGACGTAAAACAGAAAGGAAACTATTACAATGGCATTTACAAGAGACTCACTAAAGCAATTTGGTATCACAGACGATGAGGTTATCACAAAGATACTCAACGCACACCACGCAGAACTAGATCCTGTAAAGGACAAAGCTGAGCAGTACGACAAGGTTAAGGCTGATTTTGACGAGCAGACTAAGTCAATTGAGGGACTAAAGGCCTCAGTAGGAGACAAGGAAGCAATGCAGAAGCAAATCGAAGAGCTTAAAAGTGCATCTGAGCAGAAAGATGCTGCACATAAGAAAGCCATCGAGGACATGCAGAGCAAGCTCGAAGGCGCAGAGTTTGACAAGCTGTTAGATGATGCCATCGCAAAGGCAGGCGGTCGTAGGGCTGCAAGTATAAGAGCAGAGCTCAAACTCGACGAGCTGAGAGCAAGCAAGAATCGTTCAAGCGACATCGAAGCGGCAATCAATGCGCTAAAGGAAGCTGAGGACACATCGTTCCTATTTGGCTCAAATGCGAATCCAACGGGGGCGAAGGTAAGCACTTCTGGCAACGCAAGTGGCGGAGTAGGTGGTACTGACGAGGCTCTAGCCACAGCAAGGGCTGTGATGGGTCTCTCAACAAAGGGAAAGGAAGATTAAAATGGCAAATCAGATTTCAAAATTCAAAATGTACGTTGACCTTCTAGATGAGGTGTATAAGACATCATCAGTTACTGCAGTGCTCGACGGTGCTCCAGAACTAGCACAGCAGGGCGCAAATGCAGATGAGCTTGTTATTCCAAAGATTGACATGGATGGGCTTGCAGACTATGACCGTTCTGCAGGATACACTATGGGAAGCGTAGAGCTCACTAACGAGACTGTAAAGTGTAACTTCGACAGAGGTCGTAAGTTCCTCGTAGATGCAGACGATGATGCTTCTACTGCTGGAGTAGCATTCGGAAGACTATCGGCAGAGTTCGAGAGAACAAAAGTAATCCCAGAGCTTGATGCTTTTAGATTTGCGAGCTACTGCAAGAAGGCTGGTGCAAATGTTGCAACAAGCACAATCACAGATGGCGCATCCGCAATTAAGGCTATCGCAAAGGCATACGACACAATGACCGACAACGAGGTACCAGAGGACGGAAGAATTCTATTCGTATCTCCAACTGTTCACGGAATGATCAGAGACCTAGACACAACTAAGTCAAAAGAGATTCTTGAACAGTTCGCACTCGTTCAGAAGGTGCCAGCTAACAGATTCTTCACAGCAATCGAGATGAATGATGGCAAGACTGGTGGCCAGGAGAAGGGCGGATACAAGAAGGCAGCAACTGGTAAGGCGCTAGACTTCTTGATCGTTGAGCCTTCTGCTGTTATCCAGTATCAGAAGAGAAATGTTAACAAGGCAATCGCTCCAGAGGATAACAAGGATGCAGATGGATGGCAGTTCAACTTCAGAGAAATTGGTATCGCAGACGTTTACGTCAACAAGGCTAACGGAATAGCTGGAGCTTGTAAATAATAGGAGGTAAACAATGGGCAGAATAGTAGGATTGGAATTTAACGATAGTGATGAAATTATCGTTACAGAAGATGTAGAGCCTGAGGCAGTAGAGCCTGAGGCAGTAGAAACGAAAGGTAGCAAGTAATCATGCTGAGCGTATCGTTAGCGGAGTATCAAAGCATCTATGCGGATGTACAGAGCGAAGAAGAGTATGCAATGCTATATGAGAGAGCAGCAATCTTACTACGCGGTTGGACTGCTAGGAGAATTGACAAGGTTGTAACGGAGGATGACTTCCGTTACAGCCAAACAGTATCAGCAATAGTCCATACAATCCACTCGCTAGCAAGTCAAGGCGGTACTGAGGGCGTTATTTCGGTATCAAACGACGGATACTCCGAAATATACGCATCTGCCGAGGACCGCAAGGCGGAGCTTAAAAGTGCTGTCTTCGAGATTCTATCCGGGACAGGATTAATGGGGTGTATATAATGATTTTCACGGACACAATCACAATTTATAGCTACTACAAGGATAATGGCGTTGAAAAATGGCATAGAGCAGTCCTAAAAGGGGTAATGTGGAAGCGAAAGAGAGTTCAATCCGTTAACATAGACGGAAAGCTGAACATTGTTGAGACCGTATCAATCACCATCCCATATAGAGCCTTATATTTGCCATATAAGGAGTTTTTATTATCTAGTGACAGATTGAGTCATTGGACAATCGAAACTGCGTCAAACCTAAGCATAGCCGTCTTGGGAGAGTGTGATAAGGAAATAGGAGATAGCTATAGGTTAAAAGACCTCAAACGAGATTATTCGGATGTGGTTACTCTGAAATCTTTAGCAGACAATACAAATCGAGATCATTTGAAGAACTGGAAAGTGATAGGTGCGTAATGAAGCATGTAAGCTTGAAATTAAAGCTACAAAGCAATGATGACATAAAGCGCCGATTTGCTATTGAAAAGCAAGGAAAGGTGCAGATGTTCATCGACTCAGAGGTGCTAAGACGTTGCGTGCCTTATATTCCCAAAAATGATGGAGATCTCATTAAAAGCGGACAGATTAGTACTGTCATAGGTAGTGGCACTGTAAGGTATACGACACCTTACGCACGCAGATGGTATTATATGCCAGCTAATTTTCAAGGCGCGCCTAAAAGGGGAAATTATTGGTTTGAGCGCATGAAAAGAGAAGGCGGTGCTGCTGCAATAGCACGTGGCGCAAAGCAAATCATGGCGAAAGGGAGTGATTAAGTGACATTATCAGAATCAATCAAAATATGGATGAGAGGATGTCCTGGTCTTGCCCTCTGTGATGACTTTGATACAGACAGATTAAGAGCCGAGGCGGAAAGCTTGGGCATATACAAGCAACCGACCAACGAGACAGTCGACTATATTGACGGCAGTACACTATGCACTGACTATTATTATATCGTTGCTAGGCAAGAGGCTCAGGAAGAGCGCGACAGGGTATCAAATCAAGAGTTCTTGGAGCAGTTCGAGCAATGGATTGCGGAACAGAATTACAAATCGAATTATCCGCAAGGACATAACATCGAAGAGATCTCAGTCGCTAATTCGTTTTATATGCAGGAAACAGACGGCGAGCAAGCTGTCTATCAGATTAGTGTAGGGGTGACCTACAGGAAGGAAAGGTAAAATGGCAGAACAGGTTAAGCGCATTAAAAAGCACATGATCGCACTGTTTATCAACACAGGCACAAAGGAAACAAAGAAGTGGACCAGAATCAAGAAGGCTACAAAACTCGAGATTAAGCTTGATCCACAGAAGCAGGATTATGACTATATCTCAGACGAATCGCCAACAACAGAGCTTGAAGGTTACAAGCCTGGAGTTGATGGCATGCCACTTACAATGTATAAGGGCGAGCCGGATTTTGATTTCATCTGGGAGAAGTTCTACGGACTAGCAACTGGAGCCGACGCAAAGGTCGAGGCTATGATTGTGTTTATTTTTGATGACACACCAAACGGTGCCAACAAAGCATGGCTTACAGAAGCAACGCTAAGCATTGACTCGATGAATGCAGTCGAAGGCACGATTACATTTGACTTGCCATTTGGCGGCACAGTCGAAAAGGGAACAGCAAAGCTTCAGGCTGGCGTTCCAACGTTTACTAAAGCATAAGTAATAAAGGAGTAATAATATGGCAGATATTTTAGTATGGGACGGAGCGGAATACGTTCTCCCTAAGAAAACCCTAGCGGTGCAGAAAAAAATGGACGAGATTGGAAATTTGAGCGTCGCTAATAAGGGTGTAGAGTGCTATCGCAAGCAGTTTGATCTATGCTCAGAGCTTTTAGGCAAGGATAATGCAGCAGTAGTTCTTGACGCAAAAAAGGTAGACGATGTTGATTTGCAGACCCTAACAATCTGCTACAACTCCATCGTTGATGCTTATCTGCAGAGGGTCCGTGAGCATCAGAGACAAAGAGAGGCAGAGCAATTAAATTCACCTGCGCTTGATGTAATTAACGACGTAGCGCAGAGCGTGGATAAGATTGCGAAGCTTAAATAATGCTAACTTTAACAGATCGTCTCCCCGACTCGATTGAGGTTCGTGGGAGGCGTTTTTTTTTAAACACGGACTACCGATACTGGCTAAACTTCCATAAATGTACTGATTTCAGACCTTTATTTAAGGGCAATTCACCTTGCATTCAGACTGAAGGAGGCTGGGGAGTGCCTAACGATATATTCTTGGCACTTGTAGAGTTTTATACAAATCCTTGTCCTGTTCCAAAACAAAGTGATCCAGGTGTAGATACACTAGATTTTGATATTGATGCTGAACTAATATATAGTGCATTTTTGCAACAATATGGAATCGACATCATGGAAATCGAAATGCATTGGCACAAATTCAAGGCACTGCTAAAAGGCATCACTGATAAGACATTGCTCGGACAGGTAATAGGCTTTAGGGCGTCAACCGATAAAGAGTTTAGAGAGCAGCGAAACGCATGGGAGCTTCCAACAGTACTTACGGAAGAGGAAGAAGAACAGTATCGCAAGTTTGACGAAGAGTGGGGATAGTAAATGAATGAAAATGTTTTAGAGATAAAAACCCTGCTTGATACGACAGGTGTAGATAAAGGCGTTGACAGTCTTTCTGGGAGCGTGAGTAGAGGTGCAGCGATGATAGGTGCTGCACTTGTAACGACCGCAGTAGGGCTTGGAACTTTGGCTATAAAGTCATTTGCGCAATACGAACAGCTCGCAGGCGGTGTAGAGACTTTGTACAAAAATAGTAGCAAAGAAGTCATGGCGTATGCAAGTAACGCATATAAGACGGCTGGCATGAGCGCTAACAAGTACATGGAGACAGTAACAAGCTTCAGTGCATCACTATTGCAATCGCTTGATGGCGACACAAAGAAGTCGGCAGAATACGCGAACAGGGCCGTGACGGACATGTCAGATAATGCCAACAAGATGGGCACATCGATAGAGTCTATACAGATGGCGTACCAGGGCTTTGCTAAGCAAAACTATACTATGCTAGATAACCTCAAGCTCGGCTATGGTGGTACTAAAGAGGAGATGCAGCGCCTTATAAAGGATGCATCTAAGATGAAAGATGAGCAGAAAAAACTTGGAATTACTGTTGACGAAAACAGTATGAGTTTTGGCAATATCGTCAATGCACTAAGTGTAATGCAATCTCACATGGGGATAGCTGGAACAACGGCAAAAGAAGCAAACTCTACTCTAGAAGGTAGTGCAAATCAGATGAAAGCCTCGTGGGAAAATCTGCTTACTGCCATTGCTGGTGGAGGGGATGTCGATAAGTCTATGCAAGCCTTTGCTGACTCAATTGCGATATTCTTAAGTAACTTAATTCCAAGGATAAAGGTTGTGGCTAAGAGTCTAGGCAAGGCATTTTCAAAAAGCCTTGTACCAGCGATTATAAAAGGACTGAGTAAACTGGGTAACGCGGTCCCAATAATTAAGCCGTTGACATCAATCTTAAAAGGGCTAATTAAGAACTTTGATAAATTTAAGGTCTTAATCGTGATGGTTGCTTCTGCTTTTATTGCGTATAAAACAGTCGTTACAATTGTTACTGCAGCTCAGGTACTGTTAAATGCAGTTTTGTTTGCAAATCCTATTATGGTTCTCATAATGGCTATTGCAGCGCTCGTTGGTGGTTTTATTTACCTATGGAAAACGTCAGACGGATTCCGTAACTTTTTCATAGGAATATGGACCCATATCAAGAACTTTGTTGGTGCAGTCGTTGATGGGATTGTAACATTTTTTACGGAAACATTGCCGAACGGAATCAAAGCATTTGTATCAAAAGCGATTGACTTTTGGATTTGGTGGGAAACTCTTCCAATCCGAATAGTAATTTATCTAGCGCAGGTGATCGCAAAGATTGCTGCGTGGATTGGCGATTTAGTTAGCCGAGCAGTTAGCGGAATAGCTGATTTTGTGAACAGTATAGTTAATGGTATCAAGAGTTTGCCTAGCAAATTTGTGTCTATAGGTGGTCAGATAATCAGAGGTTTTTGGAACGGAATTCACGACAAGTTTGGCTGGCTAATGGATATGATTGGTGGGTTTTTTGGCAGGGTTAAGAGTAAGATAAAATCCTTCTTTGGTATCAAATCACCATCGCGTTGGGGAGAAAAGGACATTGGTAACAATCTGATTTACGGCATTGCTAATGGTATCACAAGAAAGACCGCGTATGCACTTGGTGTCGTATCAGACTTTACGAGCAGTATAAAAGATCGTTTCGCAAGCGATATGCAAGGAGTTGAGGCTGACTTAACTGTAAACGGTGGCTACAATGGTTCAAGGCTAAAACGAGATGCAATAACGCTACCTCCAGGGGCAAGATATAATCAGATATCACGCAACGGAGTCGGTGCAGGTGAGACAACGGTAATGCAGACAATTAACATCAATCAGCCGGTTGAGACTCCAGGCGAACACGCAAGAGTTTTGCGTAGCGAGGCTGTAAAATTTGGATTGGCAGGTGCGATATGAACAAAATGGTAAATGTGGAGGCCGTCAGAAGTGATGGTCTCCGATTTAGTTATAACAAAAATGATTGGAAAATATTGACGCTTGAAGGTGTTGACTTTCCTGAAATTGAAGTATTTTCAGAGGCGAGAGGGTTTGGCCACGGTGACATTATCACCGGCATAAGAAAGCATGGGCGACAGATTACGTTGTCGGCAAGAATTAACGGCTCTAATGATAGTTTAAGAGCTGAGGTTATCGGATTCCACAATGCTAATCATAAGTATGATTTGTATATCACATATGCTGGAGTCACAAAGATAGCTAAAGACTGTGTTCTCAAAGCAGCAAGCTATCCTTCAAGGAATGTCTATCGAAAGCCTAATCTTGAACTCTTATTTCAGTCACCTCATGCTGATCTATTTGGCGACAGCAAGGACACGACTGCTTTTAGTGACGTAAATCCTATGTGGCACTGGACAAGATATTATGCGCCAGGAGGTGGCAAGCTCGCGTTTGGTGAGATAACAAAGACTGATACAAAGGTAATCAATTATCTCGGAAGCGAACCGGCTCCAATCGTTATCACAATAAAATCAACTGGCTATGTTCCTGGTATCGACATCGAGATGGGTGACCTTAAGACTAGCGTGAAAACGGTCTTAAATGCGTCTGATGTCCTCGTTATTGACTGCGACAAGCGAATGGTCAAAAAGAACGGTAAAGACGCGCCATACAGCGATTTTGACGCTAGAGACCTCATGCAGATGGTGCTTGGCTATGGAGATAATCAAATCAAAATATCTAAAGATGGCAATACGGCATTTACTGCAGAAGTAAGCTTCGTGGGAAGATACGGAGGTGTGTAAATGATCAAGTGTCTAAACAAATTCGGCGAAGAGGTCAAGATGATTGATTTCGTCGAATTGCAATGGAGTAGGAAATATTTTGAGTGCGGGTCATTTGTGCTATACATGGCAGCAAAGGACTATGACTCAGATGTCAAGTACATCCAATGTATTGGGCGCCCTGAAACTGCGATGGTTCAAAAGGTCGTGTATGAGGAGAAAAATAACGGTGAATTTGTCACTTTGTCAGGCTTTTTTATCGACAAAGTACTTGATTGGAGCGCTTATACGATACCGATTTCGACAATGACATTTAAGAGTAAGGCAGAAGTTGAAACGCAATTAAAACAATGGTTACTTGAAACTGTGAGTGACAAGTACGCTCAGCCTGGAGGGGGAACGGTAAAGGGCGCAAAGTTAAGCACAGATAGTGACGTACCAAGCGAGCTGTCTATAAGTGCAGAACTCGGTGAAAGTACAGGCTCTGCTATGCGAAAAGCTTTAAAGTCTGCAGGGTATACACTCATTTGCAGACCGATTTTCTCGGCAAAGGAAGAACCAGGTAAACCGCTTTTAGGCATTGAGTTGCACGTTCAAAAGGGCAAGGATTTGCGTGATGACGTATTTTTTGGAGAGGCTTGGGGCAATATCTCAAAATGCGAATATGCATGTGATGAAAGCGGGATATACAGTGGCTTTTTAGCGAGTCAAGAAATTCCTGATGACTTTAAGACATCAAACGAGGTACACAGCTTTTGGAAGGACGGTAAGAAGGTCAGGGCAATACATGAGTACGTGCAGTTTGATAACAACGTACCTAGTAATCTTGGGCACTGTATTCCGCTCAAAGTTTTTAGTGCAAGCATAAGCGGAGTCGAGATCAAGAGTGAAAACGAGGCACTCATAAGGTCAAAGATGAGAGATGCAGCAAAACTAGAGATGTTAAATAATTACAAGCAAGAGACTATCTCGGTAGATGTATTGCAGCATCGTTTTTATTATCTCAAAGACTACGACCTGGGCGATATTTGTACAATCAATATTGATTCGATACAAAAAGAATTTACTTCCAGGCTCGTCGAAGTCAGAGAGGTTCACTCTAAAAATACAGTAAAAGTCGAGCTTGTCTTTGGAACTCCAAACAGGCAAATTTACAGAAAGGTGGATGTATAGTATGGCAAAGAGTTTTCCATTTGAATCAAAAAGTATAATCGGAAATGAATGGGACAGAGCAATCACAGCCCAGGATGAAAGAGATTTCAACAAGATGTGCTGGGGAAACGGTGTGTTTATTAATCCAATCGATGGGCTAATGGTCACGGCACACGGAGGAATGACCGTCAATGTAAAACCAGGAGGCGCAATCATCGAGGGTGCAGTCTTTAAGGAGAGCAATAACAGACAAATCACATTGTCTCCAGCATCGAGCCTGCCTCGTATCGATAGAATCGTTTTAAGATTTGATACTGCAGAGGATAGGCGAGACATTGACATCTACCTCAAAGAGGGTGTCGCAGCAACGAATCCAGTTGCCCAGAATCTCATCCGTGAGTCAAACTACTATGAGCTAGCAATAGCTGACATAGTTATACCAGCTCGAGCAACATCTATAGAATCGGTTAATATCTCCGATACAAGGATGGACTCAAATCTTTGTGGTTGGGTAGTTCCAGCTGTAGAGTATCGCGGACTATTTGACAACCTATGGCTACAGCTACGTGATAGCTTCGGAACCGTGAACTCGGCACTGTCTGGCACACTTGCCCAGGATCTCAAGCAAGAAATTAAAGTCACAGATGAAAAGTACGCAGACCAGATAAAGCGAGTTAGAGACGACATGGGTAACGCAAGCATGTTAAAAACCAGCGCAAGAAATCTCGCAGATGCAATCAATGAGCTATATAACGGAGGTGGAAGAGCTCAAGATTATGTCATGGAGCAAGGCGAAGTCGATGGATGGCAGTTCGTGAAATGGAAGAGGGGGAGATTAGAGCTTATTAAGACAGCCGATTCGGACTCTAGATCGGGATGGACTGCTGGAGCCTGGAATAACATGATTTTTAACAGAAAAACGTTTACATTCCCATCGTCTTGTCGATTTATTGCAAAGCCAACGGTAATGGCGTCAGTACAGATTGGCAATGGATATTCGTTTGCCGCTCAAACAATCAATACGCAAAATACAACGATGTTGACGGTAGCTGCGAGTCAGAGTTCAGCATCTGCAGATATTTTAAACTTACAGATTTATGCGATAGGTAAGTGGAAATAGGAGGGCGTATGGAAAGAGCAATTATAATCGCAGTATTTGCATCAACGGGACTATGGAGTTTTATCAGTATGCTAGTGCAGAGGTATATGGAGCGCAAGAGCGACTATGCGATGATGATGAGAGGTCTAGGACATGATCGCATATGCTATTTGGGAGAGTATTACATCAAGCGTGGATGCATCACAAGAGATGAATATGAAAATCTTGTAGACTATCTTTATATCCCATATAAGAATTTAGGGGGCAATGGTACGGCCGAAAAAGTCATAAATGAAGTAAAGCAATTACCGTTAAAAGATAATTGTAATGTTTAAACAGTTGGTTAATCGGCAGCGCTTAGCTGCCTTTTTTATTCATTGCAGGAGGTAAAAGAATGAAGAAAAGAATGAAGAACAGAAATTGGAAAGATTGGGGAAAAAAAGCGGGCATTAGAGCAGTTAAGACAATGGCAGAGGCTGCACTTGGTGTTATAGGCACTGCAACCTTTACAGGCGAAGTTCGTTGGGGGCAAGTAATAAGTGCAGCAGTATTGGCTGGAATCATAACACTGCTTGTAAATGCCAAAGGTATGCCAGAGCTCGATGAGGAAGTTAAGGACTTCAAGGACTTGGAGGGCTAATATGTTACACGGAATTGATATTTCAGGATGGCAAGAGGGTATACAGCTAGCAAGTGTGCCCGCAGATTTTGTAATAATCAAAGGAACGGGCGGTGCCGGATATGTATCGGCAGAATGTGACGGCTTTGTGCAACAAGCAAAGGCTGCAGGGAAACTAATCGGAGTATACCACTTTGCTCGTGAGGTTGGTTTTGGCGGAACTCCTGAAGAGGAAGCACAGTGGTTTGTAGATAACTGCGGTGCATATTTCGATGGCACGGTTATTCCCGTGTTAGACTTCGAGGAGGATGTGTATTTAGGCGCAGAATGGGCAAAAGCTTGGCTCGATGCAGTTTATAGACTTATAGGTGTAAAACCTTTATTTTATAGCTATTTAAGTTTCATAGAAAGTCATGATTGTAGCGCTATAGCTAATGCAGACTATGGATTGTGGGTGGCTCAGTATGATAACAATAATGCAACAGGATATCTCGAAAAGGCTGCACCATATGTGCCATATTGGAGCGTTGTTGCAATGTATCAATATACATCTCATGGATATCTAAGTGGATATAGCAAAAGACTTGATCTTGATGTATTTTATGGCGATGCAGATACATGGTATGCATATGCGAGGAAGCAGGGCGAAAAAGTGACGCAAGTTATTACACCGAAATCTAAGCAAGTCGATATTGGTGCAGAGGTTGTCAAATACACAGGAGATGACAGATATGCAACATCAGATATCATAGACAAGGAGTTTGCAAAAGCAAATAAGGTGATTGTTTCAGGCAAAAACTTCCCTGACGGAATAAGCGCAGCATTTCTCGCAAAAGCAAATAAGGCGAACATAGTGCTAGATCATCCTGAGTTATCTTATGGGTTCGAAACATATATTGTTGGTGGCGATATAGTAAACAAGGGTGGAGCAAAAGTAATAAAGGGAGATACTAGATACGATACAAATCTAGAAGTTCTGAAAGAATGCTTTTCAAAAACAAAATCAATCATTGTTACTAATGGCAGCGATTGGGCTGATGGTGTATCCACACTTACAACAAACGTTCCAGTACTTATAGTTTCCGAGTTCGTAAAAGCGAATCAGATTGTAGAACTAAAAAAACACAATGATTTACACTTCATCATTGTGGGCGATACAGGTGTTGTTAATACTACCGTGGAAAAGCAGCTCGCTGAGATTGGTAGCGTCGAAAGAGTCAAAGGAGCAGATAGATTTGAAACGTCGAGAAAAATTGCAGAGCGTTTTTTTCCGGCAGCTGAAGAAGCTATTGTAGTTGCTTCATGGGCCGACGCAATCGTGTCAAGCAACATAGGCGAAATGCCTATACTACTCATTGGAGAAAATAATACAGCTGAAGCAAGGGCATATATTACATCTCATGGAGTGAAGAGAGCATATGCTGTTGGGCTTGCTTGTGAGCTTGTTGTATAGTGGTTAAATCAAGAGGGCATTTGCCCTCTTTTTTTGTTGCCATAAATCAGTTTTATGAATACAATCTATATAGTAGAGGCAGCAAAATCAAAAATACGAATTATATACGAAAAATATATTTTTGATGACTTTGAGGATGGATATATAAGGCTCGAAATGGCTAAAAATAGCCATAAGAATATATGTGTAAATCTTAAAAAACATATCAAATTACTCTCGCCATCTCCACCAAAACGACTTGAACCGTTGAAATTTCAACGGTTCATTTTATATATACACGAATTATACACGAATTTTATCTAAAATTGATGTCGCTTTGCTTTCCTCTGCTGGGTAAAAGTGGCTATA